TCAGCGTTATTATCTACAGATATATCAAGTTCATCGTGCACTTGTATATGTGGTGTAATACCCTCTTTGTGTAATTCTATCATGGCTTTCTTTGTCATATCTGCTGCAGACCCTTGTATCAATCTATTCAAAGCTTTGTAAGTAAAAGCTCTTCTGATCCCTGGTCCGTGTTCCGCGAGCGCTGCATCGTGAGGCAAAGGTTTGTGTATACCAAACTGATTTGGTTCCCATAGATGAAACCTACACAATCTACCAAGTAAGGTTCTTATTCTACCTCTACCTTGTGCACGTTGCATGACATTGTCCATAAGTTGTTTTACGAAAGGTACGCGTGAGTGATACTGTTTAAATAAACCATCAGCCCGTTCTTTGTTGACACCAAGTTCAGCCTGTAATTTATTTTTTCCCATACCATAAAACAGACCAAGGTTTATGGTCTTGGCCTGTTCTCTTGGTATGTCTGCCATCTCAGCTACAATTCTATGAAAGTCTGCATCACCTTCTTGATATGCATCTAATACATCATCAACTCCATAAAGATTCTGTAATGCTGCGTAGTGTACAACAAGACGTGGTTCTTGTTGTGAGTAATCAAATACACCCCACTTACAACCCTCCTCAGGTATAAATAAACTTCTGATCATTGGTCCAAGTTCCTTGTTCCGTGCTGGTATCTGCTGTAAATTTGGATTATTGTAACTGAATCTACCAGTTACTGTACCACCTTGATCGGATCTAAGTTGGTTTATCTCTGCATGTATTCGTCCTTTATGTTCATGTTTTAATATGGTATCTATAAATGTAGTATGAGCTTTGTTTATTTCACGGGCTCTAGCAATATGTTTAACTATTGGATGAGGATGATTCTTTAAAAAGTTTTTAGTAAATGATGGAGAGTTTGTTTTTTCAGTTCGGTCAAAAGGTAGGTTCAGTTTTTCAAAGACTCGCGCAATCGATCGAGCAGCCCATATTTGGATATCTACTGATGTTTCTTTTTTTACTTTTTGTAGGCATTCTTTTTCTTCTGCTAGTAGCTTCTGTTTTAATTGATTCGCTGCTTCAACATCTACTCGAACACCTAAGAATCGCATATCGACGAGGCAAGGAAAAAGTTCAGTCTCTAAATCAAAAATAGATTCTATATCTTGATGCTGTATCTCTTGTTTCATTTGTTGCCACAGTTCAAGAGTCATTTCTGCATCTCTTTCAGCATACTCACCCACATATATAGCAGGTAATTTATACATCTCAGACTTAGCATCTACACCCCAAAGGGCTGCTGTTTCGTTCAATACAGCCTCGTTTTTGCCTCTTCCGAGGTAATCCCGACCCATAGAGCCTAAATCATAACGAAAGCGATTCTCGTCCACGAGAGAGCCAGCAATCATGGTATCCACTATGGTCCCGTTAATTTTAAGTCCTGCAGCACGTATAAAACATACGTCATACATAGCGTTGTGAAATATTTTTGTGGAAGGATAGTTTAGAATAGTTCTAAAATAATCCATAACTTTTTTCTTATCTAGATTACCACCACCTTCGTGAGCTATTGGATAATATCCAGACCAATCTTTTACAGCTAAAGCTATACCAACTATTTCTGATCTGCCTGTGATAGAACCAGATCCCATGGTTTTTAGATCGGGATCTTTTGTTTCTAAGTCTATTGATATCTCATCATATTTAGATAAGTCAGGGAAAGATTCTGGTGGCACCCATTCTGTCTGTGGTTTAAATATTGGTTTTTGTATCATCTTTATTAACCTTTTCTATGTTGGTTAGTTTTTCAATATCTTCGTAAGGCACCATTGTTATTTTATCTTGCCTACCATCTCGTTGATAAACTTGATAAATGCCTTTTCCTTTTTCATAACCTTTCTCCTTTAATTTATTTACTACATGATTTAATAACTCTTGTCTATCAACTATCAACCAATACTTGTTTCTTTCAAAAACAATGTAGTCAGCTTTACCTTTTACCCAACCAGGTTCACCTCTAACATTTGTTCCTTCAACCCATGCAATATCATCTTGAAAATTATTGTCCCATCTGTTTTTCTTTTTCATTCCTTTGACATCAAACCTATAAGTTTTGTTTTTAAATGTTCCCTTGACGTCCCAGTGCTCTTTCATGTTTTGATAATCATTTGCCCATATTGGATCAATTAAATTTTTTGCAAACTTTTCTTCTGACATCTTTGCTTGTTTTCTGTATTCTTCCCAGCTCATGAGTAGTCCCTTTCTAATATCATTTTTAAATAATGTATTGCTTTTTCTATGTCTTGTTGTTTACCTTTTACAGAGTGCCTGCAAATATATTTTATAGCGTTGCCTTCTGCGAATAAAAGTTTATTTTCATTTATAAACTCTGCTGGTTGTATGCGAAAATTTTTATAGTGTTTGCCGCCTACCTGCTCTTCTAATGAAGAGTATGTTGTTCCTTTAAACATATCTTTGTCTGTCATATACTGTATCCTTTGTATTCTTGTTTTGGTGATATGATGTGTAGATGTTCCTTGGTCCGTGTTGCACCAACATAGAACAATCTATTTTCATCATCAGGATTTTTTTCATATCCCTTCATTGTGTTTTCACTAAGATCAGTTAACAACACAACGTTTTGTGATTCACCACCCTTTGCACCATGTATGGTGGACAAAGTTATTCGTGGTGATTCGTTTAGTTTCTCTCCATTCTTTCTCATCTTTCTTAGATAGTTTACATCCCTGCTTGGTGCATCGTCAAATGCCTCAAACCAAGGCTTATCTGTTTTCAAACCATAAGATTGTTTTAACGTATCTATGTTATAAGAAGAGTCTTTCAACATACCTTTTAGTTTTTTCTTATCTGTATTATCTTTCATGTATCCGTAGATTCTTTCTACTTGTTTATATGCTATTGGTTGACCCTTACGTAAGTTCTCCCAGTCTTGTGCAGCATAGTGTAGTTCTTGTTCTTTTGTTTTTTTAAATTTGTTTCTGTAATATAAACCATTTCTGTACAGTGTATCTTCTAGTTCGTTCAACATGTATTTAGTTCTAGCCATAACCAACCACTCACCTGAAGTCATATCTAATTGTTCAAAGTCATCATATCTAGATAGTGCTCCTTGATGTATCTTTGGTTTCCAAGATTTATTTATTCTATTTCTGACTTTGTTTATTACATTCATCGCGACGTTGTGTACCATGGCTGGTATTCTGTGTGATTGTGTAAGTGGCATCATCAAACCTTTTTGTGCAATAAAAGAATCTACATCTGCACCTGCCCATCTAAATATTGCTTGGTCGTCATCACCTGCAATAAAAGAGTCTGCTGTTTTATTCCAAATACTTTTTGCCATATCCCACTGCATTAGTGATAGATCTTGCGCTTCATCTATAAATACTACATCAAACTTTGGTGACTTATCTGATTTGATAAAGTGTAGTATCATGTCGTTAAAATCTATTAAATTGTATTCTTTTTTGTATCGTTCTATCTCGTTTGCAATAATAGTTAGCTTATCTCTTTCAAGATCACTGTTGTGCTCCGCTAAATCAAACTGTTGTTCTGGTGTAATATTTCGTAACTTTGCGAGATTTATTATTCGTAAGTACTCACTATCAGATGTAAAAATACCATTGTGGTCATCTTCAAACCTAGCGTAGTTGACAGGAAAACCTAGTTTGTTTCCAAGATCAACGTAGTGTCTGCGCTGCATAACGTCTTCTTTTTTTACACCAAGTTTTCTAAATGCTAGTGAGTGTAGTGTCCTAAAATATGGCAGGTCATCTTCTGTAAGATTAAATTTTTTTATAGCTCTGTCTCTTGCTTCGTATGCTGCTTTCTGTGTGAAAGCAAAGTATCCAACTTTGTCAGGATCTGTTTGTTTTAGATAGTCATCTACTTTGTTTAACAATGTGGTTGTCTTTCCTGTGCCTGGTGGTCCTAATACTATTGTTTTCATTAGTATGGTGACTCCTCTTTTAATTTTTTAGGTTTGTAGTCATCTGTTTTTTTATCAAACTCTTTAACTACAAATATAGATAATCTTTCTTTTCCAATTCTTTTATTTTCACAATCACATTTTTCTTTTAGCAATTGTGCTGTTCTTGAATAACCTAGATCCCATCTTCTACGCATTAAAAACTGATGATAGAATCTATCAAATACAAAATGATGATAGCCTTCTGATGTCCATACACCACCTTTTTTTAAATCATTTTTATCTGTTGATACCTGCCTGTTTAAACAAAACTCTTCTAAATGATTTTGTAATTGATCTTCTGTTCTTAATCCTTCCGCAGGTTCTGTGACTTCTGCGCTATTTAATAATAAGTTTGTTATGGTCACCCAATCTTTTTCTTTTAATGTTGGTGGTCTGTTTCTTAATTGTTTCATACATGCCTCCTGAAATAAACTTTGCTGTCTCAAGTATTTTACATTCTCTAAGTATAATCTTTCTCCGTCTACATTGAGATAGTAGTAAGGATCCTCCAAGTCTATTACCTGGAGGTCGGTTAGCCCAGGAAATAATATTTCCTGGCCGATACCGTATTTTCTAGTCCGACATAATGTTTTATCACACATACTACACATAGGTTCATCTTTACATTTATAGCCCCATTCTTTTTTGTCGTGCTGTGTAACAACTATCTGTACCTCTGAATCAGATAATGGTCTTTCCATTGCAGTTGCATTAAATAAAATTAATTTTGATTTCCATTCACCTGGCCATTTTTGTTTTGCATACACACCATAATGAAACAATGCATTGTTCCTACCACCTTCACCTATTTTATTCATAGCTAGTGTTTCAATACATGGTGGTCCATCACTATATTCTGATTTAGGTCTTTCTACTTTTATACTATCAACATCTTTTACTTTTGTATTTTCATACAATGAAAAAAAATCATCTAGTGTAGCACCTGCCCCATCTTTTTTAAATGCGTATCTTGTTGTTTTGTTACCAGAAAAATATGGTAAGTTTAAAAAATTTCCTGTATCATCTTTCGATTTTAATTCTGTTTGTTTTGGAAAAACTTCTGATCCACCATATCCTAGTACAGCTTTTATCTCCATTAACTTATCTTGCATAGATTTTGCAGATACATAGTCTTCTGTAAATAAAAATACATGTGCACCACCAGACTTAGATCTAAATACTATTAGTGGTAAATTTAATTTATCTATCTTGTCTATTAATTGTTTGTGATCAAACCCTGCATAAGAATCTATATCTATACACCCCCACTTACAGTTGTTGTCATCATTAATAGGTATGACACCTAAACTATCTGTGCCACCTAAATGTTTTTGCCATAGATCATCTGTAACTGGTTCTCTTTTTATGAAAGATACACCCTTTACTTTTTTTCCGTTACCATTTGATTCGCCTACTTTGGTGACACCGTGAGCACGGTCTAATCCTGAAAATATTTTTTTAAATTGTTCAACCATAAAAATATACAGTGGGCGCTTCCCCTCTCGCTTCGGCGCCCACTACCTAGGATTCTAGTATGGTTGTTTAGACTCGTTTTCTTCTGAGCCGTGTTTAGCTTGGACTTCTCCTTTGCCTACACTTGTTGCAAAGCCTTTAGCCATTTCGTAGTCTTCTTTAGAAGCTACGGGACCAACTTTGCTCACATCCCAACCAAACCATGTACCTTTATCATTTGACATCTGTACAGTTTTTAGATTGTAAATGTGGCTGTATGTAGGCGGAGTAAATAATCCATTCTTACCCTGCATTTTAATACCCATCATCATTGAATTCCATTTTCTACTAATTTTTAATTGAGTAGATTTCATAGATATTAATGCTGTGCTTGGGCTTTTGCCTAATACCAATACAAAATGATTTGCAGTATTATCAAGATAATTACCGTTTGGTAATCTATCTTTGTATGAAGCATCTCTTTTGGTTTGATTAATTATATCACTACCTGCTTCATGAATAGCTACTGGTGCACCAGTGCTGGTACCCCTGTCTTGCCATTCGATGTACTGTCTTTTGTAGTGACAAGGTATTACATTAATACTATCAAACAATTCGTTTGTGACAGTATTAATTATCTTGCCAGGTTCAGCACCCTCTACATATTTACCATCTCTTTTGTTTACCTCTGGAGATAGTTGACCCAAAATTTTTAAGAAGGGTAACGCAAGATCTTCTTGCGAAATATTTTGAGCCCCTTGGTTTGCATCAGCTTCAAACAAATTAGTTGCTAATGCTCCTCCTTTTTTTGTTGCTACTTGGTTCATGTTACTTGTTCCTTTTTATTGTTGTTTTATTCTCAGTGTATACACCGAAAATTTCCGTTGGCATTTCTTTACCCGCCTCTAAACGCTCACGGACTAGCGCTTTCAGAGTCATAGGCTCAACCTTCATCTTTTGTGTCGGTTGAAACCCTTGACTCTTCGCAAGTTCAGCGTATGACGCTGCCTTGTTATCCTCGTTACGACCAAATGCTACCAAGATCTCGTTCTTAATAATATCACCTAGTCCATTGTCACGAAGCCAGTTAAAAGCCATTTCTTTATTAGCTTCACTAATGTGAGCTTTATAAGAAGTGGCAACTTTAAGATGTGATCCATCTTGAAGTTTTAATTCTGAGAGACCCATCTCTGACATCATAGTTGGTATAATGTCACCCGATATTCTATCTCTAGATTTTTTAAGTTCTTTTATTTCATTCTCCCTATCTTCAATAGATTGAATAAACTTTTCTAATTGTTCAACTTGGTCTGCAAGAGACTGAATATTATCCGTCTTCTTCATTGCATCTTGTTGATCTGCCTCAAAGTCAGGCATTTTTATTTGTTGTTTAATGCTCATCTAGTTCTCCTTTCTCGTATAGATTAATTTCAATAGGATAATATTTTCTTTCTTGTTTATCCCATTTAAGCAATTTAAATTTACCATTAGTAATATCAGACACAATAGAACATGCAACACCTATGATAGCGGGATCGCCTGTAAGTAGTAAATAATCTCTTGGCTTATAATTTTTTAAACCTTGTCTTAGTTTAAAAACTAAAGGGCCTGGTGAAAATATCATTTGTGAAAACTCTGGTAACAAAAATTTAAATTGTCCATATTGAGATGCACCTATAATATTAATTTTAGGAGCACCTGCTTTGCTTCCTGATATTTCTTGAATAACATATACTGTAGACGTATAATTATTCTTTACCATTTCATATTTATTACTTTCTGACATTGACAAATCATATAACATCCTTTATATTAATGTCAATAGAAAGATATTATGGATTATAAATTTAAGTTAAAGCCATACAAGCATCAGTTGACTGCTTTAGAAAAGTCGTGGAACAAAGAAACCTATGGATATTTTATGGAAATGGGTACGGGTAAAACAAAAGTATTAATAGATAATATGGCCATGCTTTATGATCAAGGTAAAATAAATGGTGCTTTAATTATAGCACCTAAAGGTGTTGTAAAAACATGGCATGAACAAGAACTACCAACACATCTACCTAATCATATAGAAAACGTTACAACCTTGTGGCAACCAAACATAACTAAAAAACAAGAAACTAAATTAAATAATTTATTTGATTTGGGCACTGACCTACATATTTTTATAATGAATGTAGAAGCTTTATCTACAAGTAAAGGTGTTAAGTTTGCAGAAAAATTTTTAAGATCACATAGAACTTTGATGGCTTTAGATGAATCTACTACAATAAAAAATCCATCAGCAAAAAGAACTAAGAACGTTTTAGCTCTCGCTCCTATGGCTAAATATAGGCGAATCTTAACAGGTTCGCCTGTAACTAAAAATCCTTTGGATTTATATACACAGTGCGAGTTTCTTGATCCTTGGCTCTTAAACTTTAATTCTTGGTATGCATTTAGAAATAGATATGCCATTATGAAAACAATACACGTAAGAGGTAGATCAATACAAACGGTGCATAAGTTCCAAAACTTAGGTGAACTATCGGATAGATTAAAAGGCTTTTCTTACAGAGTATTAAAAGAAGATTGTCTAGATTTGCCTGAAAAAAT